AAAAGGGATTAAATGCCACAAGCCGCCCAGACCATAACCTTCACCGAAGGTGAGCGCCGGGTCTTCCGGATCCCGGAGCGGATATCCACGGCCGACTGGGCCGACCGTCACCGCATGGTCGTTGACGGCGGGCGCAAATCGCCCTGGCGCAACGAAATCAGCCCGTGCTGCGTAGGCATCATGGACGCGCTCGATTCGCCGTTTGTGCGCGAGGTTTACGTCCAGGCCGCGCCGCAAACCGTCAAAACCCAGGCCATTTTCAACTACCTGATGCGCCGGATCGACCAGGCGCCAACGTCCGCCATGATCGTCATGCCCGACGAACATTTACAGCGCCGCTTCTTCAAGCGCCGGCTGATCCCGTCCATCCAGGCCACGCCGCGCACCGCCAAGCTGTTGAGTCCGACCATGGGCGATATCACCCGCCGTTCCATCGCCTTCATTAACGGCATGGATATCACCGGCGCCTGGGCCGGATCCGCCGCCGTCCTCGCGTCCGACGCCATGGAGCTGGTCATCCTGGACGAGATGAATAAATATCCGGACCCCGTCGGCGACGAGCCGAACGCCTTTGACATGGCCAAACAGCGGACAAATTCATTTCCATTCACGTATAAAATATATGGCGGATCCACGCCGACCGGCGAGCGCGGCCTCATTACCGAAATCATAAAAAAGCGCGCCGACGAAGTCCGCTACTATCACGCTCGCTGCCCGATCTGCGGCGAAGAGCAGCGTATGATCTGGGAAAACATCACCTGGGGCGCCACCAGGGACCCACGCAAAGTCATGCGCGAAAAACTCGCGCGGTATAACTGCCGGGCGTGCGGCATGCAATGGGACGACGACCTGCGCAACCGCGCCGTCCTGGCTACAATGCGCACCGGCTGGCGGGCCGAAGAGCCGGTTGACCGTGCCCGCGTCGTCGCCTTCCGCCTGCCGTCCTGGTATGTCCTTTCCATGTCCGAGGCCGTCTCCGCCTTTTTGGAAGGCCAGGACGACCCGGAAAAGCTCAAATCCTGGGTTACGCAGCACTGCGCCGAAGAGTGGGTCGAAAAAGCCGTCAAAAAAACCGAAAACGCCGTCCTGGCGCGTCAATCCATCTACCCGGCACTGATCGTCCCTCCGGACGTCGTCGCCCTCACGGCGGGCATTGACGTGCAGAAAAGGGGCTTTTGGTTCGTTGTCCGGGGCTGGGCCGAGGATTTGACGTCCTGGTTGATCCAGTACGGCTACCTGTCCACCTGGGCCGACGTCGAAACCCTGATCTACTCCACCGAATACCGGGTCCACGAAAGCCAACAGACCATGAAAATCTGGCGCGCCGGCATCGATACCGGCGGCGGCGAAACCGACGAATCCGACTGGAGCCGGACCGAAGAGATCTACCAGTGGCTGCGCAAGCAGCCGATGGGATCCGCGCAAAAAGTCTTCGGCATCAAGGGTGCCACGCACATCCGGTCCATGGCCGCCAAAAGAATCAAGATCACCCGCATTGACACGCTGCCCAGCAGCAACAAGCCGATCCCTGGAGGACTGGAGCTTCGGCTGCTGGACACCTCGCAATACAAAGGGCTGATACATTTCCGCCTGGGGCGCAAAGAGGCGAATGAAGACGCGCCTGCAGAAACCCAACGCTTTTACGTTCACCAGGGCGTCGGCATCGACTACGTCAAGCAGTTGCTGTCCGAGGAATACCGAATGGGCAAGGGCAAAAAATACGAATGGAAACAGACCTACTACCAGAACCACCTGCTGGACTGCGAGACAATCGCCGCGAGCTGCGCGGATGCAGAATGGCTGCCGTCATTGCAGATGCTGGCCGCCCATCTGAAGCGCCGGCAGGACCCGGAAACCGAAAAAGCACAACACCGCCGCGTCATCAGCCAGGGCGTCAGCGAGACAGGATGGTTCAGTAGAAAATGAAAAAAATTCGAAATCGGGCCTTTAGGCTCAACAGAAAGGGGAAACACATGAAAAACGTATTACCGATGGGATCCGCGCGAGTAGGAATGCAGCAGCCGTTTGACATCGCCGACGCCGTGCCGCGCAACTGTGAAAAATGCAACGGGGAATTCTTCGACAAAGTCCTGCGCCTGGGCATCATCTCCAAAATCGCGCCCAGCAACAAAACCGGCCAGGAAGTGCGCATTGAATTCAACACCTACCTGTGCCGGGACTGTGGCCACGAATTCGGCAAGCCCGTACCGCCCACGATGTAAAAAAAAACGAAATAGGATGGAATGATGGCCGCATCAAACGGCAACATAAAGAAAGTTTTGACCAGCCGGGGCGAGATCATGGAATACGCAAACCTGTCAAAATATTTGTTTGCAAAATTTGTCAAAATGGGCATGCCCGTCCTCTATATCGACGGTCGCTGTTACGCGCACAAAGACAACATCGACGAATTTTTCAGAGCCATCACCAGGGTCAACTCCAGCAAAATCCCGGATGATGTATTGGACGCGGAGGAACCATGAGAGTCAAAGACTTGCATTTATAAGAGTATATTGGTATTGATTGTAGAGGATGGTAAAATGAAAAAACCAAAAACAGCCCCGCATTTAATGACCATGGAAGAGTGGGTGGAGTTTGCCACCGGCAACAAAAAGGGCTTAAAAATCCACGATGAAAAGACATTGTTGGAATTGATGAAAAAGAAACCCGGCAACAAACCACGCAGAAAGAAGGCATAGCATGAAACTATCACAGCTTTACGCGATTATGGAATGGCCGTTTCGCTTCTGGCGGACCGAGACGCTGCCGCCAGTGCATCATCCGCCGCACAATATTCCGTTTGACGACGCCGAGAGGATGGCGCATCACCAGGATGCCGCCGGAGAATCAAAGCGGAGCATGACAGACCAGGAATTTAAAGAACTGGTCGCCGCGATGGACGCGCGGTATTACAGCCTAAAAAGCGGGGAATCGCTTGGAAAACTATCCTCCGATGAGTTGCGGGAACTACGCGCGATGGAAACCGGCGACGGCTGGTGCCTTGATTTGCATCCGCGGGTGCCGGAACGCTTAGGTCGCCGCTCAGTGATTATCCCATAACAAAATTGGATTCCCGCCTGCGCGGGAATGACAACACCATGGCCGGGGCCGCAAACCCCGGCCTTTTTTTCGCCAAAAATCCGCCCAAAATCCAACCAAAAAACACCCCAAAATGACTGCCTGAAAAAACCTGTCAAGCAAAAAGAGGGTCAAAAGCCGGTAAAAAGAGGGTCAAAAGAGGGTCAAAAGCCGGCCGATGGCCCTTTTTTGCAAAAATCCGGGTGTAATGTATTCCCGCGCGCGCGAACAACCAGCGCCGGGAGTGAAAATGTCATACCCGGAACCGACTGAAATCATGATTGGCGACACCATCACCTGGGTGCGCCGGTCCGTCCAGGCTGTCGAGATGAACGACAACGGCGTCCTGGAAACAACAGACATCAAGGCGTCCGACGGCTGGACGCTCAAATACGTCGCCGTCGGCAAGCTCGGCATCATTTCCATCACCGCCTCGGCCGACGACGACAACGCCGACGACTTCAAATTCACCGCGTCGGCCGCCACGACCGGCGCCTACACCGCGGGCGACTATCAATGGCAGCTCGTCGCCACCCTGACCACCACCCGCTACACCATCGCCACCGGGATCGTCACCGTCCTCGATAACATCGCCGGCCGATCCGCTCTATACGACAACCGCAGCCACGCCAAAAAAGTCCTGGACGCCATAGAAGCCGTCATTGAGGGCCGGGCCAGCCAGGATCAAATGGGATACACCATCGCCGGGCGCAGCCTCAGCCGGACGCCGCTCCAGGATCTGATGCGCCTGCGCGCCATGTACAAAGCCGAATACGACTCCGAGGTCGCCACGGCCAACATCGCCGCCGGGCTGTCCGGAAAAAACAAAATCTACACAAGGTTTATTTGATGGGCGCAATCTTAAATTATTACAGACAGCTCCAGCAATTCGGCCAGCCAAAGACTGAAGAACGGCCGGCGCCGGCCATTGACCTGGCGCAAATCATCCAGACGCCGTCGCGGTCCTTCGACATCGCCCGCGTGGATCGCCTGACCAGCTCGTTTCTGGCGCCGATATCAACGGGCGACGCCGAGCTGCGCAATGCCCTGGCTGTCGCCCGCGCGCGCAGCCGCGAGCTGGAGCGCAACAACGACTACGCCAAAAAATTCCTGGGCATGTGCGAAATCAACGTCGTCGGCCGCAGCGGATTCACACTGAAGAACCTGGCCAAGGATCCCAACGGAAAACTAGACAAGACCGCCAACGATCAAATCGAATGGGAATGGTGGCGCTGGGGCCGCAAGGGCAATTGCACCGTGGACGGGAAACTGTCCTTCTTGGGCGTCCAAAAACTATTCATTCGCACCGTCGCGCGCGACGGCGAATTTCTGGCCCGCAAAATCCGCGGCTACAAAAACCCATGGCGCTTCGCCTTGCAGATCCTGGAGGCCGACGTCCTGGACGAAACCTACAACCAGGAAGCCGGAAACGGCCGCAACAAGGTTCGCCTGGGCGTGGAATATGACGAATGGGACCGCCCCGTCGCCTATCACCTGCGCCGCAAACATCCCGGCGACGCCTACATGACCATCGCCGCCGGATCACCCGGCGAGCGCCTGCGCGTCCCGGCCGCCGACATCATCCATTGTTATATTCCGGATCGGTCCACGCAGGGGCGCGGCGTCCCGTGGATGCACACCGCGGCCCGGCGTCTCAACCAGGTCGGAGAATACGAATACGCCGAAGTCATCGCCGCCCGCCTGGGCGCTTCAAAAATGGGATTCTATGAAAAGACCGACCCGACCGGCATGGGCCAGTATGTCGGCGACGAAAAAGACAGCGCCGGAAACCCGATCAGCCACGCCGAGGCCGGCACGTTTGAAAAACTCCCGCCCGGCTATACCTTTAAATCCTTTGAGCCAAACCATCCCACCACGCAGTTCGGCGCGTTTATCAAAGCCACGCTGCGCGGCGTCTCCGCCGGCCTGGGCGTGTCGTACAATTCGCTGGCCAACGACCTGGAAGGCGTCAACTTTTCATCCATGCGCGTCGGCGCCATTGATGAGCGCGACAACTGGAAGAATCTGCAAAGCTGGATGATTGAAGATTTCCTGGATCAGGTCTTCGGCGACTGGCTGGAAATGACGCTGCTGACGAACCGCCTTTCGCTACCCTACAGCAAATATGAAAAATTTAACGCGCCGGATTGGCGCGGCCGGACGTTCGACTGGGTGGACCCGCAGGCCGATATCGAAGCCGAGTTAGCCTGCGTGCGCGCCAAGTGGAAGACCGAGCGGCAAGTTGTTTTGGAGCGCTTCAACATGGATCTGGAAGACCTCTACGCCCAGATCGCCGAAGACGAAAAACTGAAAGCAAAATACGGAATCCAATCCGACTTTGGCGAAGCCGTCGGCAAGCTCGCGCAGCAGCCGGCCGCACCGGCCAAACCGGAAGACGAAGGAGGGGAAAACAATGAGTAAAAAAATCAAGCAGTTGTTGCGGACAATCAAACTGGGCACTATCGACCGGGCCGCGCAGTTTGACGCCGGCACCATTGACGCGGACGCCCGCACCGTCGAGCTGTCGTTTTCCTCGGAAGAGCCGTACGAGCGCTACTGGGGAATTGAAATACTGGGGCACGACCCCAATGAAGTGCGCCTGGGGCGTCTGAACAACGCCGGCGCGTTATTGATGGACCACAACACCAGGGATCAAATCGGAGTCATTGAGAAAGCCTGGATCGACTCGGCCTCCCGCAAGGCGCGGGCGCTGGTGCGCTTTGGGAAAAGCGTGCGGGCCAGTGAGATCCTCCAGGACGTCATCGACGGCATCCGGAGAAACGTATCCGTCAGCTACGAGATTTTAAAAATGAAGCTGATGAAAACCGAAAAAATCGATGGAGCGGAAGAAACCATCGACACCTACCGCGTCACCGACTGGGAACCGCTGGAAGTCAGCCTGGTAAGCGTTCCGGCGGACGCAACCGTCGGCGTCGGCAGGTCAGCGGACAGGCAGGAAAAAGAAATACCCATTGAAATCAATCAACAGGAGGAAAGAGAAAACATGGAAAAATGCAATATTTGCGGCGCCGACTTAGTCGCGGGCGTTTGCCCCGTATGCGCCAAGGCAAGAGAGGCTGCGCAGCGACGCGCGCAGGAAGAATCCCGCGAAATCATGGCCGTCGGCAAGAAGCACAGCCTGATTGACGACGCGGCCCGGTTTATCGCGGAAGGCAAAACCCTGGCCGAGTTCAAGGATTATGTCATCGACAAAATCGCCGCGCCGCACAACGACGTGGACACCGAGCACCGCAGCCCGGCCACGTCGCCCGACCGTCCGATTTACCTCGGCAGCCCGGCCACCGCGCTGGGCCAGCAGTTGATGGACATTCGGACCATGACGCGGCCCGATAAATTCAGAGACTCCGAAGTCTCCGCCAGCCGTTCCCGTCTGGAGCAGACCCAGCGGCGCCTGGAAAGCCGCGCCGCGGCCTCCGGCGGCTTTACCGTCGGCGTGCCTACAGACGGCGGCTTTTTTCTGCAGGGCGAAACATCCACGGAGCTGATGACCAACGGCTTCAACAACTCCGAGATCCTGCCCCGCACCGCGGCCAGGACGCTCAATCCCGGCACGCAGTTCGTCACCATTTACGGCATCGACGAAACCAGCCGCGTCAACGGATCGCGCGGCGGCGGAATCCGGGTATATACAAACTCGGAGCTGGGCGAGTTCACCGCCTCCAAGACCAAGTTTTCCGAAATCCGCATCGAGCCGTCCAAGCTCACCGGCCTGTTCTACGCATCCGGCGAGATGATGCGGAATGTGACCTTCATGGGCCAGGAAATTCGTCAGCTTTTCGGCGAAGAGTTCGCGTTCAAGTGCCAGGACCTGGTCATCCGCGGATCCGGCGCGGGCGAAGCCCTGGGCATCCTCAACGCCAACGCCCTGGTGTCCGTCGCGAAGGAATCCGG